AACCGGACACCCCTGCCGTTGCCCCGGACGGATACCAGTCCGATACCCGCCGATCAGCACCGCTGCCAGAGATTCCGCGCACCCAGTAGTAGCGCGTGCCACCGTCCGGCAGCGAATGGTTGAAGTGATCCGCCGATACCTCGCCCACTTCCTCCGCGTAGGCTCTGTCATTTGATGCAGACGCGAAGATCTCGACTGCCTGCCACTCCGGCCCCACCGCCCACCTGAGCGACACAAAGCCGGCATTACCGGTGGCCGTGAGCGATGTCGGGGCGGGCACCACTTCCGGCGATCCGTCACCCGTTGCCGGGATGTACTGGACCATCGAGGCCGCTGCCCACAGGTTTCCGGAGGCCGGCGCGTGCGGATTCATGCCGGTGTAAGCCGGGCGCGGTGAGATGCCGTCGCCATCAATCGGCATGTCCGGCGACCAGCGCAGGGACGGCCAGGTGTAGGTGACGCTGCTGTAGCGGAACTTGTTCTCGAAGGCCGTGATCGCTGAATAACCCTCGATGGGCGTGTCGCCCGCCGACAGATTCACCGTCAGCGCGTTGATGTCCGGGTAGGGAACGCCATCGCCATCGAGCAGGATGTGCAGGGCGCCGGGAAGCCCGCCAGCACCTGCGCCGGCCTGTTGCGCGAAGTCCCAGTGGATCTTGCCGTTGGTATCGTAGACATCCGGCGTACCGCCAGTCTGGCCCACCCCGCCGTCAGTGCCGGACAGGTTGATCACGCCCGCCGTCGAGAAGCCGAGGCCGCGACAGATGATCGCCAGACCGGCGCCGGACGCGCCACCTGCGCCGCCCTTGAGCTGGACCGTGCCACCTGTGCCCAGAGCAGCGGTGAAGTTGTTCATCCGCTGGACCACCTGCCCGCCCGGTGAACCAGACGAGCCGCGCAGATCAGCAGGGAGCTTCGAGGTCAGGTTGCCGGCGTTGTCGGTGATCAGGGACAGCATCGGTGCAGCAGTCGCCCGCGCAGCGCCCTCGATGACGGCGCCATCGGCCTGCCGGTAGTGCTCGGCATCGGAACCATCGGAGTAGAACCCCAACATGCCCGCGCCCGCCCGGGTCGGGCCGAGGTAGCCCGGCGTGCCGTTGGCCTTTGCCCAGCCGGTGCTGGTCCCGCTCACGGTGTCGGGGTCGGTCCCGCCCGCGAAGCCCCGCCCAGCGCCGTCGATCGTGCCGGCGCAGGTGAAGAATCCACGCACGCGGATCTGCGCCTGGTTCTGGATGGTGACCGTGACGCCCGCATCAATCAGCAGGTCGCCGGCGTGATACCAGATCGAGCCAGCCGCGTTGATGTCGCTGGTGCCGGTCAGGGTGACATTGGCGGTCAGTCGTGACGGGCTGCCGGCCACGTAGCCGGCCAGGCTGCTGATGTTGGTGCCGGTAGTCGTGTACCAGGCATCCGCCAGCGGCGCATCCGGTAATTCATTCCCGCCCGTGCGCTCGATCAGCCGACCGGAGGCGAACAGCTCGAAGGTGACCTCGCCCGTGGTCCAGTTGATGTTGGTGCTCTGGATCTCGAATGTCTGGTCAAGGGTGCCGCTGCCCACCGACACATGGTTCTGGATACTCGGCAGTCGCACGCGCACGGTGTCGCCGATTTCCAGCCAGTTCATGTTTGGCGTGCACTTCACCTGCAGCTTGAGCGGTGGTTCGGCGTAGCGATCGCCCATCGCCTCAAGCTGCGAGCGGATCAGCCGTTCGGTGTGGCGCTCGGTGGTGAGGGCGCGGAATTCCAGCGTGCTGGTCTCCGACTCACCGTTGCGGCCGATGGATCCAGCATCCACCACGGCCATCGACCGGGTGAAATCCTCGCCGTCATAGTTGTACTTGACCTGGTAGCGGTTCCGGACTGCTGACAGCTCATAGCGCAGCGGGCCGTGGCTGACCACGTTGTCGGTATTCAGTTCGGCCACATAGCCCTGGCTGGCGGTGATGCGTGCCACCCGGCGCAGGCTGATGGTGCCGGCCGGCGTCGTGGGCGCATACAGCCCCAGCAGGCGCAGCACGTCGCTCTCGATCAGCTTCTTCCCGTCGGTGTCCGACCGGAACCCGGACAGCCGCAGCGGGAACCCCACGCTGTAGTCCGCGGGGTTCCACAGGTCCGTGCCGATGTTCAGCCAGCTCGCGGTATCGAACGCGGTCAGCCAGTCCATGCCCAGATGCCAGTGGTCCGGCAGCATCGGCATCGGCGAGACGTTCACGTCGACAATGCCGGTGGCCAGCGCGATCGCCATCGCCGGGCCCGGCAGTTCGATGTAGATGTACTCCTCGATCTCCGGCCAGCGTTCGACAGGATCCGCCCCGTTGAACTCGATCGCAGCGGGCCGGGTGCGGAACACGCCACGGGTGACGCCCGTGAAGGTCGTCGCGGTCTTGCCCGTGTAGCGCATGATCTCGCCGGTCTTGCGGTAGCGCAGATAACCGACCGTGGCGCTGGGCGCATCGGCAAATGACGGCCCGTGCGTGACCATCTCGAAGTCGGTGGTGCTGCGCACTGAAATGGTGGTGGCGTCCACCGTCACTGTCGCGGAGGCGCGGGTCTTCTTCGGTTCGAGGATCTTGTCGCGCAGCTCGCGGGTGCGGTCCCTGGCGACGATGGAATACACGCCGTCGGAGTAGCTGCAGCTGTCGACGAAGGCCGTGGCCACGCGGGTGAAGTTGTTGAAGTCGTCCCCGGTGCCAGCAAAGACCCGGATTTCCTTGTCACGGATGCCGGCGTCGTCGTTGTGGAGCTGGTCGCGCAGTTCGATCGTCAGGGCTTCGGCAATATCGACGATCTCGACCGTGATCTGGCCGATGGTCGTGCGGCCTTCATCTGGCCAGACCTGCTGGCTGCGGGAACTGATCGCCTTGATCACCCCCTCGATGGGGGTCCCCGGCAGGTTGGCAATCCCCTCGACGCTGGTGATCGTCGGGCTGGACGTGTCGAACATGATCTGCAGGGCATAGCGCCACGCCTGCGAACGGGCCTCGCGGGCTGTCGCGATGTCAGGCGGATCGGTGCGCATCAGGGCTGCTCGGTGAACGAGAAGCGGAACTTGAACCAGTCGAGCGACTGCGATCCGCGCTGCGCGTAGCGGTTCTCGGTGTAACCATCCGACGTGATCACCACCGAGCGCATGGCATTCGGTGACACGCCGGCCCAGTTGAGCGGGTCGAACTGGAAGACCTGGCCATCCTCCACGCTGTCTAGAAACTCGCGCATCAGATCGGCGTCGGCCCCCTGAAGTGGCGCGGTCTCACACTGCCAGACCACATCACCACGGTGGTAGAGCGTATATGTCGCCCCGCCCAGCGCCCGCTGCTGCTTGCGCTCAACGTCCCGCTTCCGGTCGCAGTCGGTGAGCTGCAGGTTGATCGTGTACAGCCCCGCCTCGGTGTGGCCGGAGACCAGACTGCGGCGCGCCTCGTAACGTACTGCCTGCACCTATGCGCCCCTGATTTCTGCGGCTTGCCGGCTATTGGAGCCGAACAGGATCACGTCATTGCCGTCGACCAGATCCCGCAGGGAGCTGACAAACCGGTCGCGCATGAAGTCGTCCCAGCCCACAACATCGCCCTGGAACACCACCTGGATGGCTGATCGGCGGTTCTCCTGTTCGTCGTTCGTGGCATTGCTGATTGGCTGCGGCGTCGGCGCGCTGCCGGCCCCCCCACCCACACCACCACCGGCCGAGCTGCTGCCGATGTTCGTGCTCTTGATCGAACTGACCTGCGCATAACCGGACGCCAGCGCAGCTGCTATGGCTGCCGCCTTGATCGGCCACGGGCCGGGCGTATCGGCGCCAGCACGAACAGCCATGCGCAAGGTATCGATCACCGCCATCGCAACGGCCACCTTCTTGTTCTGCCCGAACAGGGACTGGGTGATCGACATAGCGGAGCTTGCGAACGACGCCGTATTGGCCAGCGTCTTCTTGTGGCCATCCGCCCAGGTCTTGCCCATGAGTGTGGCAATTGATCGATGGATGTTCAGGTACTGCCCGCCGAACTGCTGCTGCATGGCCAGCCGGCGATTGAGCAGATCCGCCTCGCTGGCCAGCATCTGCTCCTTCACCGCCAGCTCGAACTCGCCCTGCTGGGCGGGGTCGGCAGTCTCGCCGGTCTCGCTGATGGCCTGACCGCGTGCCTCCCACTCGGCGATAACCTTCTCGCGAGCCTGAGCTGCTGCCAGTTCGATCAGGGCAATACCCGCCTGTTCGTCTGATTGGAACAGCGTGGCCCGCAGTTCTTCCTCGGCAACACGCCGCTGCTCGTTGGCCAGTTGCCACGATTCCAGATACTGCTGGGCTGAGAGGTCGGCCATCTCCCGAGCCACAGCCGGGTCAAGGTGCGGCATCTTCGGCATGTCGATCTCGGGCACTTCCATCTTCGGCGCGATCAGGGTCTGCGCGTAGAGGTTGCGGCCCAGCTTCGTCGGGTCGACGCTTACGTCGAGGCCGTCCTTCTTGTCGGTGGCCCCCTGCATCGCAGTCGCAGCTTCGTCAGCGGCGGCTTTGGCCTTTTTCAGCCAGTTATCGACACTGGTGCTCAGCAGCGGCAGCTTGTTGGTTGCCTCGATCTCATCGGCAAACTGCACCGCCGTCATTTTCAGGTTGTCGGCAAAGTCCAGTGCGCCCTGAGCTGCGCCATCGATCGCAGCCGCGATGCCGCGTATCTCGCCAGCAGCGGTCTTGGCAGACGCCGCCATGCCATCGAGGCCGACCATGCTCGCCGCCGCGCCGCTTGCTTCGATGACCCGCGCGAGGGCTGTCAGCAAGGGGTGAACGAACAGCGCGTTGATGTTCGCGCCCAGGACGGCAAAAGCTGCCGCAACGGACGAGGCCACGTAGGTCACTACGGCGAGAATGGCCTTGATCGCGACGCCCGTATCCCTCCACCGGTCTGCAAAGAACCCCACCGCCGTTGCGGCACCGGACATTGCATCCAGCACTTGGGCCTTGAAGCCGTGTGACTCACGGCCCGCAGCAGTGAAGTCCTTCGCGAGCTGCGTTACATACGGCGCCACGGCAATGGCGATGGTGTTCCCCAACCCCTCGAAGGCCAGTGAGGCAGTCTTGACTGCATCATTGGCCTGTTCGATCTTCGAGGCATCGAAACGCGATACCGTGACGTTCAGATCCTCAAGAAGCGCGCGAAGCTCTTCGATACTGGCGATGCCGCCGATGGCGAAGTTGATCATTTCCGAAGCGCGGGCGCCCCAGATCTCAAACGCCAGCGCATTGCGCCGGGTCACGTTGTCGACGCTGGCAATCGCGGTGGCGATGGCCACCAACTGCTGGTCGGCCGGTAGTTCGATCAGCGCCTGTACATTCAGCCCGAGGCGGGCAAAGGCTTGACCGGCAGTACCCGCCCCATCGCTGGCGCTCACCAATGCCTGCTGCTGCTTCTGCAGGGACTTGGTGAGCAGTTCCTGCGACACGCCAGCCAGATCGGCGGCAACCTGCAGGGTGCGCATCGCCTCGGTGGTGACGCCCAGGCGGTCGGATACTTTGGCGAGCTCGTCGATACTGTCGAAGCTGGCCTTCGTCAGCATGGCAAAGGCTGTCGCCGCAGCCGTGGCGATTACCGCGAACTTGGCCGCGACATCGGCCGCTTCCCGCTTGATCTCGCCGAAGGTGGACTTGCTGGCCTGGTTGGCCTTGTTCAGCTCACGGATCAGCGTGGCTGAGTCGCCATCCAGTTTGATCGTGACTGTGCCGGCTGTGGCCATCAGTGGAACCTTGCGCGGATGTGTTCAGGCATGGCGTGGCCGATGCTCTCAACCACGTCTGGCAGCGCCTGCAGCGTCTTGGCCTGCGGCTTGCCGGGTGCCTCTACGCCGAAGTTCTCGGCCATCTCGGGCCAGCGGATCGGTTTGCCGAAGGTGTTGCCGGCAAAATAGGCGAGCTTGGCCGCCCGGCGATCGTCGGCCTTGTGCGGTTCGTATTGCTCGTAGAAAGCCATCCAGTAACCCAACTCATCCGATCCCATGCGCGCAGTGAGGTCGCGCACCGTGTAGCCGAGGTCATAGGCCAGCCGATACAAAAACCGCAGTACGCCGTCGGCGCTCAGGCGGCTTTTTTTTCGTCCAGCTCCGCCCGGCCGAGGCCGAGGCAGGCGATGGCCTCCTGGAACAGCTCCTGCACGACATCCCACGGCATCGTGTTCAGCCCGCTCTCACCCTTCCCAGCCTTCACGAGCAGGTCACCCGCGCTGTTGCAGAGCGTGTGGCCCAGCAGCTTCACGATCTCCGGTCGCCGGAAAGATGCGGTGTTGCCGGCCTGGCCCAGCTCGAGGAACACGTCGATGCCCTCGGCTGTCAGCTCGCGGAAGTGGACCGTCGCGCCGTTCAGGCTCTTGATCTCGCGCTCCCAGCGTTTCAGCGGGCGCGCGGCGGTCAGGTCGGCCAGGCTCTCGATGCTCTTGGGTTTCGACATCAGGTCCAGCTCACTGCGCTGTTGATCTTCAGGCCGACATTCGCCCGCATCGGATCATTCGGGTTCATGTTCTGGCCCCACTTGTTCACGTAGCCGCTGAACGCCCCAACGGTCGTGGGCGAGGTCGGGAACGTGATGCGGTAGTTGCGCTCGGCCCGCGCGGTGGCGTCGTTGCGCAGCGCCGTGTGGGTCGAGTGCTTGGTGAACAGCAGCTCAATGTCGAGCTGGCCGTAGTCGACCAGGCCAGGAATGCTCTGCTTGACGCCGCCCGAATCGAGCGTGGTCGCATCCTTTTCCTCGATGGAAAGCGACGGGCCATCGACCGACACGATTTCGGCGATGGCAGTAAATACCTCGGGTGACGCGCCGTTTCCAACTTCCAGCGTGCCGCCGATGCCTGTGCGTGCGAGTTCGGTCATGTCATTACCCTTCGTTAAGCCAGATCACAAATTCCAGACTGAGATGCCGGTCCGTGCTGTCGCCATCGAACTCCGACAGATCAGCCTCGGACTCATAGCTGCAGTGCTGAATACTGGTAGTGCCCAGCATACCGGTCACGCCATCGAGCGCGAGCTTCACCGCTGCTGCCACCGCAAGAACTTCGGCCGATGTACGGCCCCAGACATCGACAGCGACACGCGCCTGCACCAGCGAACTGACACCGGACAACGTGCGGAAGCGGTCGACGGATGTTTTCGCGTAGGCCACTGCGGGATAGGTCACCTGCTGCGGCATCGCTTCGTGGTAGATCCGCGTACCCACCAGCGCAGCCACGCCGGGGTTCGCACGCAGGTGGGCGACCAGACCATCGCGCAGGCTCATGAGCCTGGCCTCTGCTTCTGTGCCTGGCGCACGGCCTCGCGCTCGATCTCGCCACCGAGGATCGAGCCGAACTCAGCAATGGAACTCTGCCCATGCCGGTCCATCGCATTGCCGAGTACGCCCTTGCCACCGATCGCCCGCCCGCCTCGATGCGTGAATCCGAACTCGACCAGATGGCCGTGACGGACACCGCCCGTCAGCGCCTTCGGTGTGGCCCGCTTGCGGTAGTGCTGGTAGTACTTCGACAGGGCGGCTTTATTTGATCGCCGTGGCCCGATCTCCACGGATGCGAACGTGTTCCCGCGTTGTGCGCCTTTCTTCCGCTGCCAGATGCTGGTGGCTTGTGCGAGCGATCCGGAACCGTTGATGGCCCGGTATCCGCTCCGCGCGGCGTTGACCATCGGCCTGCCGGCCTTCTTCAGCGCGCGCACCATGACCTTCTTGCTGGCCTTCGCCGGCAGTGCTGTGGTCAGCAGGTGTTCCAGGTGCTGCAGCCCGTCGATCTTGATGTCGACCTTCACGAGTCGCGCTCCACGGCCAGCAGCTCCAGCTCGCGGTGCTTGGCCATCAGGTCACCTGGCGGCCCGATCAGGTCGAATATCCGGCCGGCATAGACCGCGCGGTGCTTGCCGGTCATGGCGGCCAGACGGGCTGAGTAGCGGACGCGGATCTTGTGGCTGATGGATCCCTGCACCCGCTGCGCCTCGTAGCGTTCCTCACCGCGCAGGGGTTCGATGGATGCCCAGGTCGAGTCGTACAGCACCCACTCGTTGACCGTATCGCCCACATCGTCCGTACGCTGGACGGATTCCTCGAAGGTGATGCGCCGGTTTTTCGGTCCGATCAGCACGCGCCGAACCAGTCGATCTGATACGGACGGGCCAGCGCCTCATCGACACCGACCCACTGTTTCACGTCCTGCTCGCCGCGACCTTCGTACAGGCTGGCGATCCGGAAGCGCATCGCGTCGCGGAGCTGGGCGGGTATTTCGCTGGCAGCGCCATAGCCGACCGTGCAGCGCACCTTGACCGCGCCGATCACGTCCCGCGTTTCCGGCCAGTCGAGGCCATAGCCCGGTGCAATGACGCCGTGATAGTCGTCGCTCAGATCCTGCTGGAATGCGGTTCCAGCCGGTGAAGCGTCCGGGCCGGTCAGCGTCTGCTGCACGCCGGAGGTGTCGATGTAGTAGATCGCGGTGACCGACAGCGCCCGGCCGAACGGCAGCACGATCTCCCGTTTCGGTTTCAGCTTGGAGGCAGGCGGGAAGCGGTCCAGAACCACATCGACAGTGCGCTCGATCAGCGCCCGACGGGTGAAGGACTCGCACCAGTCACGGGCGCCGGCGATCAGCGCGGTGAGGGTGGCGTCTTCATCGGTTCCGTCGATGCGCAGGTAGGTGCGCATTTCGTCGACGGTCAAGGGTTCCGCATTGGGCGGTGTGATGACGTTGATTCGCATGGCTGCAGGCTATGCAGCCGGTGCAGTCTCGGCACGCCTCCGCGCGATCAGTCGTCGAGCAGTTGACCGATCGAACGGCGCGGAAAGGCTTCGATGGCGCTGCCGGGAGAGCAGTTCAGCACCTCCACTCCGAGCGCCTGCAGGTCGCCAACGGCGGTCTGGTAGGCAGCCGCGAAAGCCGCATACGGTGACGTGGTGCGCAGCCCCTGCGGGTGATCACCGAACCAGTGCCGCTGGCCGTTGTTGGCGTGGCAGTCATAGCCGATCAACAGGACGCGCTTGGCCCCCAGGTGCGCCGCGATGTTCAGCAGTTGAAATCCGGAATGCCCACCCTCTCGACCGGTGTGGATCCGGCCCGAATCCCGCGACATGCCGACAGCCGGCAGCGCAGGGACGTGCCACAACCCCCACTTCGCGCAGGTCAGTTGATCCTGGCACCAGAGCAGCGACATGTGGGTATCACGCACCTGCTCGATGTGCGCCTCCCACCACTCAGGGTCAGCGGCATACAGCCCGTCTATCCACGGTGCAATCCGGTAAGCGTCGTTACAGCCCAGTACCCGGGCGCGGCCGTCCTGCCAGGCGCGGTGGGCGCTGTTGATCTGGCCCCGCGTCAGGCTCGGGCCGTTGGCGATCAGGATGATCGTCGATTCAGGGAACGCCCGAGGGATGGGCGCGCGTACCGCAACGCGCTCTTGCGATGGCCGGTGGCGGTGCGGTTTGAGGGCCGGGTGCAAGGATCAGCCGCGCTTCTTCCGGGCCGGCTTCGCAGCCTCACCGGTCTCTGGCGCGGAGACGGTCGCAGTCTCGTAGCCGGTGTCTTTGATGGGTTCGGCCTGGCCGCTCTCGATCAGCCGCAGGGCGCTGTCGTTGTCGAACTCGACAGCATCGCCAACGGTTGCAGACCATCCCTGGCCGGCGATCGGTGTCAGCATTCGTACTTTCATTTGATCACCACGAAAAAGGCGGGCCGATAACGAACCGGCCCGCCAACATTATCGCAACAACATGAGCAAGGCACGAAATC